GATCACATGATCCCTTGCAAAAAGTATGACCTGACGATTCCAGATCACCAAAAAGCTTGCTTTCACTACATCAACTTACAGTTGCTCACGGAACTCGACAATAAAAGGAAGGGTGACAAAGTGCCCGAAGGTTTCGATTTCGAATCGACCCTACAAAAGCAGCTGGATCTCATCGCGCGAATCGAGAAAGATAAGTTAACGTACCAGCAGGTTCTCGAAATGCAGAAGGCTGGGGAATTGTACGAGGTGAAAGGGTACGAGGTTCGAAAATGATTTAAATACTTACAGATTATATTCAAAAATATATTCAACAGATGAACCCCGACGCAATCCCAGAACACATCAAGCGCATAGTTCAAGATAAGAAGCTATCATATAAGCAAAAGATGGTAGCTTTCATGGCGTTTATGCCTGGTCTTCCTGGCTCTGGGAATGAGGCAGAATTACAGGCGAACGTAGAAATCGGTCGAAAGATAAAAAGCCTTATCGACGATGGAAAAATCCAATTAGAGGTCGATAAAGATTTCAAAATTAAAGCCGTTGATAAATGGGAAATGATTGATGAGAATTAAGCCATTCTTAACATCACTACCTTCTTCCGATCGTCCCACCGCTGCCTCCTGATTTCATTCATGGTCATCTCGGTACCGTAACACTCCGTGTTGAAATGATCGATGTTGATCTTCTTGGTCAATGCGTTTAGGATGTTTTTTACATTGACTCGGTCGATGCGGTCGTCGTTTGCAAAGAGCGAGTAATACATAATGTGCAATATGAAAAATATGGATGCAATTTTAACATCGTTAGCTTTATCTTTAACATATGAATAACAATGGCCTTCTGCACTGTAAACAGTGCACACATTCAACTTAATCTTTTCGAATGTGTATTTATCGTCAAAATATTCGATAAATAAGCTAGTATAAGGCGTAATCAACCCATCAGAATTCTCGACGACCGTCACCTTTTTGAATGACTTCTCCAGTATCTTTTTCATATTATCTGCAGTCTTCTTCATGTCCGCAGATAGGCATTGGAAAATCCCGCTGGAATTGGTAATCATAAATTTAGTCATAATGCCTTTTTCAAGTTTCATGTCTCCTAGGTAATACTCGATCGCGTGATTACCTGCAAGAACGAGATCATTTTGAATGACAAAATCTTTCATTTTTTCTACTGAACTCTCAACCTTCTTGTTGAATGATATGAATTGTATTGATTTTGTAGAATATGCACTTTTATTATTTTTAAACTCCTCCTCGAGTAATTTAACCCTTTGAATGACCTTTGTCCATCTGAATATGGAGCTCTTTGGGATTGCAAGTTCTAGGTAAGCTGCTGATTTCAAATGTTTAACATTCGTCACGTAATAATCATCGATGAGTTTAGCATTATGAAATACCATGTCGTGAACTTTTTTCGAGACCTTTGTAAAGTCCACGATTGGTTCAAAATCTACATAAAGCTTGTAAGTCCCGTCGTGCATGGCGTGTTTGATTTCGATGTATTTGTAATTTAATTTGTTGCATTGATTCGCTAGATCCTCAATATCTTTCGACGGGTTCAAACAAAAGCAATCGAAATCAGGAAAATCGTCATCGGTGTAAATTTTATTATCTTTCGGCAGATGCATATTCATTGCAGTTCCTCCATAAATCACGATTTTGCGCTTCTTCATAAAACTTTTAAGGTATTCAAATAGAGACTCAAACTTCTCGAGCTTTGCCCTTGATTCGACAGCTTGTACTTCTTCTACAACATCATTTAATGAACTAAGATTCACCGTGAAAACCATTGTACTTTATCTTCAAAGAGAAATTTTTGCGCAGGGTGCGTTGATACCTGCTCAAAATTATATCTTAGTAATCAATTCGAAAATGAAATCAACAAAGATTGAAGATCTCATCGATGAGGGCGATGACAGCATCGACGCTATAGTCGAGGAAGATATCAACAATTTAACAAACATGAACTCCGAAATAAATTCTGCGCCGGCGCACGAAGCAAGCGATGAATTAAAGGCTCAATTGGTTAATATTCAAAACGAACTGTCGGACATGCGTAATAAAGACTCAGAGACAGCTCAAGCTCAACCAATTCTTGAACGAGATCAGATTGAAAAGTCATTTTCAGATATATTCAAAATCCAACCAACAGACTTCAAAAAGCTTGTTGTGCTAAGCATCCTTTACGGAATTATAAGTTCACCCTACATCGGCGATGTCATAGACAACATGATACCGTATTCCTTATACAACTATGCATTTATCATAAAACTGATCATCTTCATATTGCTTTATAGAGTTTTAGATTTCTTCGCAAACTGAATTGAAATATAATATTCATTAATTTCAAATGATATCACAGATGATGAATGACCCTACGTTCGCCGCAATAATTTCCGTAATTTTAGGTCTCGGCTTGGCATCATTGTTTAGACAAGCGTGCCGTGGAGAGTGCGTAGTTGTAAGGGGTCCTAGCATTCGGGAAATATCAAAAAACACATACAAAATTGACGACCGCTGCTATACTTACAAACCTGAGGCGACAACATGTGATATACGAGACGCGTAAATCCTGTTTATTTAAATTGTATTTGAAGACAAATGGAGTCAGAGTCGTTTCGGCCGCACCCGAAAGTAACAGTCTATGACAACGTTGTTGAAAGAAATAGAAGCACCAATTTATTAGGTTCATTGCTATCTGGGAGCTTCAATCTCTCACCTAATAATGAGGATGATGTGGACCGTAATCCTGACTTTATCCCATGCAGAGTAATAGATGGAACCTATTGGAGACAATGTACTGACCCGAGTTGCAAATATATAAAACAAACATTCAATAAAATGCAAGATAGAAGTGATATTAAAATAGGACAAGTCGATAAATTCTCGATTCACATGTTAAGTCTATCCGATATGTTGAGTGTTAAAAAAGATGATGATTCAGATGCTGATGTCCTCATCTATATGGCAAATTTAGATTGGAAAAGTTCTTGGGGTGGAGATATTGTGATATATGATAATCAACGCGTTAATATATTGTGCGTAGTTCCTTACAATCCTGGAAGAGTTGTAGTCTTCGATGGTAAAATGGGGTATCGGATAGGCGGTCCAACCGCATCTGGACCTAAATTTATGGTAATGGCTACGTTGAAGTTTAAAGCAGAGCAAGATGTTGTGAAATGTAATAAAAATCAATCCGAACCTTCTGCAGTCGCAAAACCTCGCGTGTACTTATGAAAAAAACTAACAATGCCTCCGGCGAGAGCGAGCTTTAGCCGATAAGATGCGCAATCGATTTTCATCATCAATAAGAGCACGGCGCGCGATCAAAATTGTCTCCAACATGTCCGCTATTTGTTTGCAATCTTTTTTTTGCATTTCACGATCTCCATAGATCCATTTGTTGACGTGATTTTCGAATCTATGTATCTGTTGCAAAGCCAATTCTGCGTCGGCTTTCATTTCAAGCTTTAAGTTTCCAGAATTCACAAATACCCCTGATTCAACCTCTACAATGTATTTGATATATCTATTTCGAAGCATATGGAGGCAACGGAACTTTCTGTACGGCCAAAAGGGGAAATCATATTGGCGCAAAAACTTTTTCAACCATGTACGACCCACACCAAGCCTCTTTGCTGCGACTTCCATGTTAGATGTCATACCGACCTTCAATACCTCTTTGATACTGGTTTTTTTGATTGTACTTCCTTGGCCTTTATGCTTACTTATTATAATTGTTTCATCATCTTTGATCTCTTTGAGGATGTTAAACAGAATGTCACGGAGTCCATCAGATGGGCGCGAAACGATGGCTGAGGGCGGAGCAATAGCTGGGGGAGAAGCGATAGCCTCATCAACATGATCCAGATCTCTTATGTAAGATATCCCACTGCTTGTGAATTTGTGATTGTGGTCTTCGATATCCGTGATAAGATTATCGTCACACGTCATCGCGCGGGCATCTCTGCACTCCGGAGTTGAAAAAAGATTTGCAGCAAAAAATCTATTGCAAAAAAAAAGATTTGCAAAACTTTTGAAAGTTTTTTGAAATACAAAGTTCACAAATATCTAGCACAAAACACACGAAACACACGAACCATCATGCAAGCACTCAATCTTATGGCACGCAACTTTGCACCTATGCAGCAGCGCGCACTGTACGGATGCACGTACTCTCGAGACTCCGCATTTTCCAATCGCGGATTATCCTTACAACCACCGCCATCAGTCTATCGAAAACGGCGGCTACAGAAATTTCACATCCCGAACGGCTGCCGTTCGGTTCAATGCAAATCTGCAGCATTCCTATTTAGAGTCAACGATGACAGTGTGCCATATGATGATCCCATCAGTGAGTACGATGGGCTCGTGCTAAATGAGGATAAGTATGGTTGGGCGCGAGAATTGGAAGAGATCCGAAGCTGGAACTTATGTGGAAAATATGTTTCGATATTAGGTATGGATAACCCAGATACCGTTATGCCTCCTACATGGGTAGAGATAATGCAGCTGCGTGATGCCTTCATTCATAGCGGTGCTAAGTCCGTCGACTATATTTACTATGAAAATGACACTTTTCTTGCTGACCACTGATGCGTGCGTGCGTGCATCACTTCCATTTCTCTTTGCAATGCACACAATAGTACAGATATTTTGAGTTGTTCATATCATATCTTAACAATATCACATCGTTTTTCTCTCCGTCTGGTCGCTTGCAATCTTTATTGATACATGCCACAGTATGTACATGTGGTAATGTATTGTCATATATCATGTCTTCGCCCACCAAATCTTCCACTCCGTGCTTATCTTTAAAAGACACTCGAGAGATTAGTTTTGGTTCGAACAATTTCTTGTTTCCGCAAAATTTGCAGAAGTACTCAACGCTACTGTTCTTATCATCTTTTACGACATGCTTTATGTAGAGCATGTTGTCACAGATGTCACAAAAGTCCATTACATATTGTATAATATAAACTTTTTTCTTAAGTCTGTTTTGAACCCTTAATTCTGTAATACACGGAAAAAATTCAAGTAATTGCCCATAAAACTCGATGTCTTGTTCAATGCACAGCCATTTTCACAATATAATTTATATGCCTCGTCGAAAATTTCCTTAGCTTTTTGAATTTTGTTTACCTTTAAAAGCGCCAAACCTTTAAGATATAGCATGTCCGGGGAATCTTTATATTCCGATTTATCAAAATCTTCTTGAAACTGAATTTCGTTAAAATTCCCACCCTGCACCATGTCATAAAGTTTATTGTACTTGCTATGAAATAGTAAGGTGTTGTTATTGTTCAAGCTACTTGTATATTTTCCAACCTTCGAACCGTCGGTAAACGCATTTGGAAATGATTTTACAACAGAAATGCTCTCGCGATTGAAGTTTAATGAAAGAGCAATGTTTGTGTGGTAAGCAATTGGTAACAAGTTACTCAATATTTTTTTCGCGGCATTTGGACTAATAAAGTACGAGTCGCACGATGGCAGTAAAACCATATTCGAAGAAAAATTTGCCATCTTTGTAAACTTTGATTTAGGGGTAGATGCGAAGGGTTGGCCAAACATAATTACGTCATGCTCGAAAATCTTAGTGTCATTTAAAATCTTATCACAATCTTCTGATATTATGACGTCGTCTTCCAGTATAATGGCTGGAACATTACTTCGCGCTACTTGTTCAATTGCATTGAAATGCTTCAAATAATTTGATATGATGGAAAGATTGATTGGTCTTTGAAATTTTTCAAATAACAACTCGACTTCGTCTGGGTTGTCCGGCCTTTTCATCCTGATTAAATTTTTTACATTTTGCGAGTTCAAATCTGCTAAATTATATTGTTCTATAACACTTACATTATCGACAAACACAGCTTTTGACATCATTCTCTTGATCGATTCTACATTGTCTACACGCTTCTTCAACGTTGGTTCATGAATTATGTACACATTCATTATTTGCTGCTTTGCCATTTTATTTTATTTATTGTATGATTATTATTTTTTTAAAATTTTGCGCTCATGTAGATGGACCCATAACCTTAAATTTAAAAAGTTTTTATTATTTTTCTACTTTTCTACTTTTCTACTTTTCTACGCATCTCTTCCAACAGTTGATGGCACACAGTCAGGTCGTGGGCGCCAGCTCCCAAACATCTCCAGTAGCTTAGAGCCATGTCCGTTTTCCATAAGAAGAAAAAGCTCGGAGGAGAAGAGGGGGGGGATGTCGTGCGTCGGTACATCCCCCAACTCCCATCTCGACCGAATTTGCGTCCGCGGGTTACTAAAGTAAAATACAATGATGAGGAATCCGATAGTGATTTGAAAGATGAGCTTCAAGATATTAACGAGCGATTAGAAGAAGAGGACAGTGACTGGGATTCGGTCACCGAAAAGCCGCGTCATTTTCGCAAACTTTCTCTAGAATCTGACTTGCTGGCTGCACTGCGAAAGAGAAAACGCATCGTAGATGCGGCAAACACAAATAACAAAAAAGATACCCTTGTTGGTCGCGAGGAAGAAAGCTATCGAATTCGTGTTTTTCTTACAAATGCTATCGAAAACAAGGTTGGCTGTAGAAGCATGCTCGTGTCAGGTGTCCCAGGGTCAGGCAAAACCGAGACAATAAGAAAAGTTATTCATGATTTGCGAGGTGCACTGGGGCATGTATTTCTGGATGCGGAAATTAATTGCGCTTCTCTTGCGTCACCTAAACAGCTATACTCTGTAGCCGTTCATAACATGTTGGATACATTGTATGATAATGGGAAATACAGCTTGGCAGATATTTTCAAGTGCAGATTACAGAAAAGGGTAAGTCAAGAGACTGCTTTTGAAATCATCAGTAATATTTCAGAAAAAACAAAGAAGGCAAACGTACTTATCGTTGACGAAATAGATTGCATTTCATCACAAGAAGTACTATACAACCTGTTTGACATGACAGTCAAACTCAGATCGCGTATTGTGGTCATCGGTATATCGAACATGTTAAATTTCCAAGAGAAATTTAAAGCAAAGGTCACATCAAGAATAAGTATGGAATCAGTGCATTTCAAAGCCTACACAGCGGTCCAGTTGAAATCAATTATTATGTCGAAACTCGGGTCTTATCATCAGGAATTTGATAAAATGGCCATTGAATTCGCCAGTAAAAAGGTTGCAAACATATCTGGAGATGTGAGAAGTTTATTTCAGTTGTGCAATCTGTCGCGCGATATAGCTGTTAAGAATGGAGTTACACCAACTGGGCTAAACGAGGTATTGGAGGCAAAGAGGCAGATGTTTCAATCTGTCCAATCCAAATTAATTTTTTCTTGTTCAAAGTCTCAGCAAGTATTGTTGATTGCCATTGTTATTGAGAGCAATTTGACGGGCCGCGAATTCCATCCAAGTATGCAAGTCAGAACAAGACACAGTTCTTTGAGCAATGAACTCAAAATACCAATCTTTTCTTCGTCTAAGACTTTTTGGAATGATATAGTAACAAGCACAGAATCAATGGGACTCATTAAAATCATGGACGGAGGGCGTCGAAATGAACAGGTGGCTCTAAATGTGTCCTCAAATGAAGCTATCGATGCTTTGAAGCAACAGTACACGATAAGTAAAAGAAACGAACTCATTACAGGAACACCATGTACAAAACATTGGGCAGATTATTTCTTGTGCATCACGCGAATATTGACATATTAAAATCTCTTATCAATATCAAGTGCATGGCCGAATATCAAATATTGAGGACATGGGAGGTTGAAACATCCATCAATCAATTACTACATCAAGCTTCGGGTGAATACTACAACAATCTAAATTTCATTTTCATGTTACCATCAATTATCATGAGCAGCGCTATGGGCACATTAGGTCTCATCAATACGTCTAGTAGTGACAGTGAAGGTATACTTGCAGTGAATATTCTGATAACATGCTTTGGATTTTTGACAGCAGCCCTCACGATGACGCACAATTTTCTTAATATTCAAAGCCTACAGACCACACATTCTTTCCACGCAGCAGAATATAGCAAAATTTCAAGGGAAATTAAGATGCATATCTATTTATCACAGACTAAGGTGAAGGTTTATGCTAACATAGCAGAATATATCAAATCATGTAGGACGCGTATAGATAAATTGATCGAATCTGCACACGACATCCCCGTACATATCGAAGCCAAAATGTCTGCGAAAATTGATGAGATTCGAAGACAAGAATTAGCTGAGGTTAATGAGTTAATTGCGTTATCAAATCGAAACCATGAGGAACTCAGGCAACACAATGTAAACATAGATGATTTATGTGCCTTATCAGAAGTACATGTGCTAGGTGAAAGGAGATCGGAATCTCCCAATAATGATGAAGTAAAAAAGCCAGAAGATGATAGCGACGAAGACATTAGGATATTAAATAGAAGGAAAAGCAACGAATCCGATGAAAGCAACGAATCAGATAAAAGCAACGGATTAATCAAATCAGCTCTTGCAAAGATGTCGTCACTATATACACCAGCATCGATAGGCACCAGTAATGACGTACAAACGCGATTGTCATTGGATGTTTTCTACAAGCACAGAAACAATAATGCTGGTAAAGGCGAATGTGATGCCGGGGAGCTGTTAAGTCGTAACACAAAGCGCCAATCGTGGAGGAGTAATCTTAATCTTGATTGAAGTGCAGACTTTCAATATCCTGCATCAGCTCTTGGATTAGCTCATCAATAGCGTCTTCATCAAGGTTGAGTTCACGATCGTCCACAGTTGGAACATCAAAAGGTCCAAAATGATAGAAATCATTCTTGTATATTTCCTTGACCATTGCAACCATTTCATCATCAAAAGCGTGCGATTCTTTAGATGATTTATTTATTATCGGCAAACACACATCCTCGCCAAATAGGACAGACAAATCTTCATTGATCGATTCAAAACGTATTATATTTGTTCGGATTTTATTACCAGGAGTTAAAAGATACCAAGATTGTTCTCTTAGATGCACAAGTTCATCATGAACAAACCGCTTGTTGAATAAATCCACTATAAATTGCTTGAAAGTATGCTTGTTACAGTAATCATGTAGAGGGTGTAGGCTATAAACAGTCGTCAAGTCATTGCTATGCCAATAACTCTTAACCATCTTGGCGTAATTATAAACAGATACAAGTCTCTCATAAGGGTTTCTTACGATCGCAAATGATTTTTTCCATAGTTCACTTGGATATGTCACGAGCCTCCGATGTGTTACCTCCTTTCCATTGAAAAACTTTTCGCAGATAGACGTGCCAGCCGTCTTTGGTATGTGAATAAACAAGTATTCTTTACCGTTATGTCTAAAGGCCATATTATTCAATTGAATTGAATATAAAAAAAATATAATCTAAACGACTAAATTTCAAATCATTTGATATATGCAAAGGAGCATATATTCATAGATGAAAATTTTTTTACCGGTGCTTAGAAGTTTATGTTCACAGTCTGCTATAAGCTCAATGCACTTTTGGCGCTGCTTCTTTATTTTGGGTATTTTCATTGCCTCTTCTAAAATAATACAACAGATCCATCCATCCGACAGGGAATAGTGCAAAAGTTTGTTCATTGTCAATCGTATTTTATCGATAACTTTCTCAAGAGATTTAGAATTTTTAAAAAATTTAATCATATCGATGATAGCAGATTCAAACAAATTCTCATATGTTGAATCTTCCTTATCTTCTTCGTGTAGCTTTTGAATTTCTATCAAACTTGTGTAAAGATCACTCTTACAGTTTTCAATAACGCTGTCGATGTTTACTGATGATATTTGATGTTTGTTGCATATTTTAGAAAGTAAATTAGTCAAATTGTTAAGGTTAAATGAAGGAACTCTGATGAAACAGCATTGGTCCCGGATACATCTGTTAACTAGTCCTATCTTTCCACTTCCAATAATGAAACAACTATTAGATAAACTGTTATCTATGATAGTTCGAAATACAGATTGAAACTTCATATTTATGCCATCAAAGTTACGCAAAACGATGATGTGCTTATCATGCGTGATAGGTTTCCTCTTTAAAATTTTGGAAATAAAATTATATATCGTTGATCGGTCACGACGTTGAATAGCAGTACAATCAATATCCACTATATTCTGGAATGAATTGAAAACAATATTATCCACCTGTTTCAATGAATTGACAGTTTTCCATTCCTTATTTAATTGTTTTATCAATGCATTGATTGATAAGAAATTCACAAAATCGTCTCCACTAGATACAAAATAATTGAGATCAGTGCTTAAATTATCGAAGTCATAGTCACCATATATGTGATTACCATACTCTAAAATGTTGTCGTTTAAATATTCTACTAACGCCATTTTTGTGTTATTTATCTCATAAGTCCATACCCCCTTAAATGGATTTTTATTTGATTTTTCTTTCGAAATAAGATAAACCAAGCAAGAAAGCGTCTGCAAGGTCGTCCTTTTTTTTGTGATTATTGAACCATTCAGCAAGTTCTTCACTTTCAACAATATGTGAAGTGCACGATATTGATATATTTTTGTTGTATTTATATTTTTTATTGCACTTTTCAATCTCAACGCCAATCCTTTGAAGGTGTGCTTCTGCGAATTTCACTTTGGTGCTCGCAGCAACGAAAGTTATCTCCTTTATTTGACGGGATTCGATAGAACGTTTGTATGCGAAAAACGAATAAATCAGCATTTGTATGGATTTCATCGTTGGATTCTTGAAGACTGGTTGGTTTTCAATTATGACATGATCTATTTGACAGTTATCAAATTTTTCTTGTAGATTTTTGAAAAGGACGCGAGAAATCTTCTGCATATCTTGTTTTTTCGCTTTTGATGTGCTGCTCTCGCCATCATTCGTCAGATCAATTAGGTCCCAATCTAATATGCTGCAATCCTCCATCAGACAATAAGACAAATTTTTTATCCCCACATCGAAAGCTAAAATGTTGGTCATATGTTATAAAACTATTACCACATTTTTTTTTCAAATAACTTTGTGCGCTTTTATCATAAGAAAAAAATACTATTTAAGATCAAGTCGCTACATTTACAAAATGGATTATTATCAAATATTAGGAGTTCATCCTGGAGCTTCGGATGTTGAAATTAAGAAGAGATATTATAAATTAGCTAAAGAGTACCATCCAGACAAAACCAAAGGCGATGAAGAGAAAGCAAAACATTTTTTGAAGATTCAAGAGGCTTACTCTTCCTTGACGAAAAACGTTATCAATGAATTTGATTTAGACGATGAAATATTAAAGCAATTTTCTGACATGTTTGGATTTAGTTTTCAAGAAACTGGTGTTAATCACCGTGAGGTAAACGATACTTATGATGTTGAAATCTCGATCGAAGAATATTTGAAAGGTGCCTCCAAAACAATCAAGGTGAGTTCGACTAGTGTTTGCGAAGTCTGTTTGGGAACTGGTGTAAAAGATCATCACGTGAACACGCATGTATGCGCAGCTTGCCAAGGAACTGGATTTGATTTCAATATACCGATTTTTACTTGCAGTGTTTGCCGCGGAAAGAGATTCTGCGTCGCTAACAATAAGCCGTGTGATATCTGCAAAGGAGAAGGCTTACACACACAATATTCAGATGTTCCACTGATAATTCCTAGATTGACTCAGAATGGCCATGTAATTATTAAGGATGGGAATAAATTTACAATCAAACATACTTTCGGAAACGAGATTGTGAACGGAAGGGTGGTCATATCTCAATATATCAGCATTGTGAAATGGTTGTGTGGGGGCCATATTGTCGTGGACATTCCTGATGGTGAAAGAATAAGATTTGAATCAAGTGGGGCGTTCGATCTAGGCAGAAGGTACACTGTGTCAAACGATGTAATTGTAGAATTTAAGCTATTGATTAATTCTAAGCACATCAACATATTGAAAAGGCTTAATCCTGTTTTTAAGAATATTTTTCAAAGCAACACATGATCAATGTTTTTTTTCTTAACCTAAGGTAATGATATAATGGATAACAACGTTCTAGCAATATTTGCCGTAATGAAAGTTATCAAGCTGGCGCTTTCATATGGTGCTCTTATGATTGCCACTAATTATACTGCTCAAATATACACAGAGAAAGTGTATGTTCGCCAAGAGAATCCTCCAAAACTCGCAAATATGCTGTTGTTGTTTCTGGGAATTGAAATACTAATGACGGTTATAGCGGTCACCGCGGTTGTACTGATGATAAACTACGCATCAGGAAACGAAGATTCTTCGATGCTGATGTCTGTAGGAACTTTATTTGCGCAGGACTACGTATTGTATCTGCTCTCTATGGTGGTACATGGTATGATTTTGGCGAACGTCATGTATAGTAAAAAGTATTTCTTGTATAAGGACGATGGATTACGAGCGATTCGCGCGTACTCGGACATTCTGACACAATACAGCATGTTTAATGGAATCATTCCATTCAATTTATTTGTAGATGGAGCAATGTCGCTGGCGGCGGAAGCAGCAAATAAAGAACAATAATTTTTAAGAAACTTAATTTTTACAAATAATTCTTGTGCACAAGAGAATTTACTCGCTTGAAAAGCTCTCGTTTCTCATGATTGGTGCTGTGTCTGACCCGTGCCAACGCTTCCTCATACGAAAACCATCGCACATCTCGCACTTCTTTAGCCTGTTGAGCATTTGTCGCGTCAAATCGGACAGATGACGCGTCCCCGACATATTGCGCAATGTAGTAAATATTGCGATACCGGATCCCATTTGAACCTGTAAATGTTTCTTCGAATTGCTTGAAAGTATCGTGGATAACTATTTTTTGCCCAATACCAACCTCTTCTTCAAATTCGCGTAACGCACAGCTGAGATCCGATTCGCATAATTTGCGCCTACCCTTTGGAAACTCCCACTCTTGCTCTGGAAGAGCTTCACCAGAATTAGCAATTAAAACTTCCAAATTTATGAATTGGATAGATTTGTCCTTCAATGACATGTAAAAGCCCATTTTTAATTTGTTGAATTTATTCAAGCTTTTGTTATATTCCTTCTGAAATCGATTACCATTTTCTGATCCATGACTCCAAAGCAGTTTCCAGAGATCGTTGAAATTTCTATTCAATAATTTATCCTTTTCTTCTTTTGTCATCATACCTAGTAACAGTTTCATATATTGTAGATTGTTGATTTCGTATTTGCCGCGTAAAAATTCAGTATATGAAATAGTGTCTTTCTTTTGAATCATAATGTACTTTATTTCAGAATTGATTCGTTTGAAACATATCAAGCCATAGCTTGTTATCGGAAAATTACAAACTCGTGTCGTATGTCCATGTGTACCACAATTTAAACAAATAGTGTTAGATTTTTTGATTTTGTTAATCTTGTTATTAATGGATATCATGTAATCATTATTACACAGCAACATAACTTTAAATAGATTTATGATTTTCACAATCTTTGTAATATTTTTCTTTTCACTTTTTAATGATGGTACGCGATATCGGCAAAGAGTTGTTTCTTAAAAATGCAAAAAGTAAGAAAAAACGCAGCAGATACCAAAAGCATAGAGCGGATGATGGTATGGAGATTAAAATTGCTTCCAAAATTAAACATGCACTTATGGTGCGAAAAGCACGCGGTGGAAACTCGACACTTGAGGTTACAAATTTAATCTCGAAGCGAAAGATACAAATATGTGGAACTACCGCGAAAAAAGCGTTCAAACAACAACTTAAAAATAGTTCCCTGCAAATTTTTAGCCCCGAAGACATGGAACGCATGAGGGAGATTTACAAAACTAGCTCTTGCCGGGGTAAAACAGTAACAACTACTGCTACGCCAATCGAAAAAGAGTCAGATGACCTACCTAATACAGATGACAAACCAGAACCCGTTGTGCTAAATGATATAAGTCATAACGAATGGATAAATGACAATATGATGCAGCCAACAAACGGAGATGCACTAAAACAATATTATAATTGGGTGAAAGGCAAATTATCAACATATGACAACACGAAAAGCTACCAGGAGAAAATGCTTTTAGCAAAAGATCTCATGCATTTCAAATACCAAAACGCAACAAACAATCGCTTAGCAACGATTGATAGACTTTCACAACATCCCGAGTTTCTAATGAATTTAAAAGATAACTTGATACAATCCCAGTTGAGCGATGATTTCATGTTGACTGAAAACCAACAATTTTTGAAAAAATTTCTCTCACCTAACACTGCTAATGCGGGAATACTTTTGTTCCATGGGGTGGGAAGGGGCAAGACTTGCTCAGCACTGAATATAGCAGAAAGCTTTATCGACTATTTTGAAAAACCTACGTTAATTATTGCGTCAGAGGGCCTCCAAGAAAATTTTAAGAAGGAATTGTTTGATCATACTAAAGTAAAAGAAGGCAAGTATGAAGGCTGCACTGATGTGATATCCAAAGGATTGAGGAAAACCCAATTGGTAGATACACAATATATTTCAAAAAAAATTAAGCTTCATTATGATTTCACTACACAGCAAAAGCTCGTGAATCGCATCAAATCAGAGAAAGACAATATTCTTCAAATGTTCTCGACTAAATCTCATATTGCTGACAGGGTGTACCGTCGGTACCTCGAAGATAAATTTTCTGACAGAGTAATCATCATGGATGAGGTTCAGCACATAAGAGGTAACACTTCACCATCAGGCGATGAAGAATCACAGAACAACAAGAAAGAGATATTGAAGTTTCTCAATGACATATTTCGAGTTGCAAAAAATGTTCGGTTAGTGTTACTGTCTGCAACGCCGATGTATGATGACGCTACTGAGATCCTAGATTTAATGAAAATTTTAATGTTAAATGATAAGTCTTTTAGTGAGAGTAAAACACCTATATTTACAAAACAAGGAAAATTGACAAAATACGGGAAGGAAAAGATCAAGTTTTTCGCTTCAAACTATGTATCATATATGCCAGGTGGGGAAGACCCAGATAACTTTCCATTGAGATTAAAACCGAGTTTGATCCCCAATTTGAGAGACAACATATTGAGAGATAAAGATCACCCGATTCGTAATATGAAAGGTGATGATGTGATAGATGATGATAAAAAGATAAAGCACACTGAATTGTATTTGAGCGAATATTCAAAGCAACACAGCGAGGTTTTGAACTCTGCTGCACATGATCATGATGTAAATGAAATCGAAATTGCACAGATAGCAAATATTAATTGGAATTTCTCAAATGTCTTTGAAAAAGACATTAGGAAAGGCCGAATGAAACTAAGATTTAAAAAAGACTCCAATAAAACTTTCTCAGATGAAAAGCTTCCAGAATTCGCCCCAAAGGTGCACAGCATTGTAAAAAGAATCGACAAGGCGCAAGGTATTGTTCTGGTTTACTCAAGATATATTAAAAATGGAGTTATACCGATATGCGCAGCACTAGAAGCTATGTTAGGCTATACTAACTTTAACGGTAACCTATTGGAAGATGATAACAAGTCCATCGAATCTAAAAAGTACATCGTATTGACAGGAAATGATCAGATCTCAGGGAATGTGAACAAAAGAACAGATTTAATACAAAAAGCAAACGATGAAAAAAATAAAGATGGTGACATCATAAAAGTTATAGTAATAAACGATACTGTTGCTGAAGGATATGATTTCAAAAACATCAGAGAAGTCCATGTTCTCGAGCCATGGCACAACATGTCAAAATTAGAACAGATTATCGGTAGAGCGATAAGATATCGTAGCCACATTCAACTCGACCCAAGTAAACGTAATACAACAATTTATTTGCACTGTGGTGTGCATAAAGATAGGAAGAATGAAACAATAGATTATAAGACATATCGCAATGCTGAGAAAAAATCATTATCGATCGCAGAGGTGGAAAAAGTTATCATGACAAATTCTATCGACTGTGCCATGAATAAACCAGTTCTGAAAAGTATAGGCGACTATCCAACTCGAAAGATTCAAACATCATCTGGATACACAATCGAAAATTTTAAGCCTAAACCACCTGACCCTTGCGATTTTGACTTGTGCCATGATGTAAAATGCAGCCGTAAATTACCACCTTCAATTGATTTGTCATCTACGAAGGCGAATGTATTGATGTTGCAGTATCAAATAAAAAAGCTGGCAAACAGAATATTGGCATTTTTGAATAAGGAAAAAGTATTGTATGCTAACCTAGATGAGATATACAAACACGTTGAAGAAGACAAGAAACTCATAGATATATCACTTGACTATCTCGATAAAGAGAAAGTGATTTTCAAATTGAATGGAACAGAAGGACACATCAACGTTTTTGGTGACTATATTACTTTTGTTCCAAGCAATAATCCAGCAGGCTATACTTTCCAAGAGACTATAAATGTTTCGAAAGAAATATTTCACGACAAGCCAAGAAAAGATGTTGTGAATTCCATTCAAATTACTCAAGCCGATATTACAGATCACAAACTTTACAATTTTGAAAAAGAATCCGAAGAACTTAAGAACAATTTGAAGAAATACGGGCTGTTTAAGAAAATAGATGACAGTATCATAGGCGAAATGGTCCTCGATAGAATATCTTCGGATGAACTGCAAGTCTTCATGACAGATTTTTTTAAGAAACAAAAGAATGAAAAGTTGCACAAACTTCTATTAGGTATGGGATATTTGATTGTAGCTGCAAATAAATCCATATTTTTCGATCACTATGACGGAAAGTTCAAGGAATTGAGTGAAGATAAATCAAAGCTCGATGAGGTGGACAACTTGTTCACAAAAGATCAGAGGTTGATCAAAAAAATTGAAGCCCTTTACCATGAAAAACAGAGAGGCTCTATAACTGCGAAAAGGAAAGATAATCAGGGAAAAAATGAACTATTTATCATTACAAAAGCAGGTAAACGTGAAAGAGTATGTTCATCTATGAATAAAGAAGACGTATTTGAGGTTTTAAAAACCATAATTAAACAACATAAAGAGGCGTTGTTAGATATAGTTGTAGATGAATACCAACAAATTATAGAGAAAGGTTCCAATAAGAAGAAGTTGACCTGTGATGCGATTGAGTATTGCCTGCGACTCTTAAAGAAATCATTCTTATCTCCGACCAATATATCGATATTGGAAAAAGATATTTAAAAACAAGAAATCTGTTAAGTAAATAAATAATCATGGACATCGACGTAGACAAAAACTTTGTGCAGGCAGAATTTGTCGATAAGGTTAAAGTACATCCCAAATACTTGGATAAAAATATCGAACATAACGTCTTAAACGTCTTAAAAAGAGCTAGAGAAGCAATTTGTACAAATCACGGCTACATCAAGAAAAACAGCATAAAGATTATTAAGATTGATAGCGGAAATGTCGATGTCGCTAGCTTTCACGGTTACATGATTTTCAGGGTGAAATACGAAGCCCTGGTATGTAACCCAGTAAAGGATAATATAGTAACGGCGAGAATAGTCAACGTAAACAATTTTGGTATTCTCTGCAACTCATCTATGATTGAAGACGGCGAAACGATTCCAATCCTTGAAATCATTGTTCCGAAGCACAGCTTATCTATCCAATCGGAAGTCGACCTTTCAGATGCAGATAACATTAAACCTGGTAAAATTGTGATGATTAAAATAGTTGGTAAGAAGTATCAACTGAATAATAAAAAAATATCAATAATTGGAACAATTGTTAACAATGACTCTACCGATGTCCGACTTGAAAAAGAGGCTAGGGGAGGAACAAACTTTGACGAATTCGATGTTGAAGATGACGCAATTTCACTAGAAGACGGCGTGGAGGATGAAGATGAATACTCTCTAGATGGCGATGATAATGAAGAAACTAATATGGAAGAGGGTGAGGAAGAAGAGGAGGAAGAAGACATCCCAGATATTGACGAAGAAGACATGGACTTAGAAATATCTGAAGAAGAAGAATCTGAAATCGAATTTGACGATGATTAAACTTTGAAATAAAAATCCATTTAAAACGATAACGCTTGTAATTTTTAAATGAATGAAATATCACCTGATATTTATCATATTATCGATGAAATCGTCGACAATGTAGTGAGCGAATACAAGGATTGCACCAAATGCGGGATCACTAAATTGAAAAATTGCTTCAACAAGGATAAAAGCAATAAGGACGGGCTATATTATTGCTGTAAGGACTGCAAAAAGGTTAGCGATGCGAAGCGCTATCAAGAAAACAGAGATGAAATACTGGCTCAACAAGCTGAGTACTACGGGAAACCTGAAAACAAAGCGAAAAAAGCTGAGTACAGCGCGGGGTACAACGCGAAACCTGAAACGAAAACGAAAAGAAACGCTCGCGAAAGAAAACGAAGAAACACCGACGAGGGATATCGTATTGAAGTAAATTTACGTACTCGCTTGACAAAAGCTATGAAAGGAAAAAAGAAATCGGCCAGTACCATGAAACTGGTTGGATTAGAATCAGGAATCGCTATTCACGATTACTTAAACTTGAAGAGTCCGTGGTTCAAAGAACAAAGCGTGCCGTCGGAAGAATTGGCTACGGATCACATTATCCCTTGCGAAAAGTATGACCTGACGATTCCAGATCACCAGAAAGCTTGCTTTCACTACATCAACTTGCAGTCGCTCATAATAGATGAGAATAAAAAGAAGGGTGACAAAGTGCCCGATGGTTTCGATTTCGAATCGACCCTACAAAAGCAGCTGGATCTCATCGCGCGAATCGAGAAGGATAAACTAACGTACCAACAGGTTCTCGAAATGCAGAAGGCAGGGGATTTGTACGAGGTGAAAGGGTACGAGGTAAAAAAAGTGTAAAACATATTTCAAATTCAAAATGGAACTTCACCAGTATTAACGTGTTTTAACATCTCGTCAACATCAATATTGCTATTCTCTCCCCATATGACATATCCAAAAGCCGCAATTAGTATGAGAACAATTGAGAAAAAAGCATATTTGCGCATATTATTATTGGTCGCTTCCTTATTTTCCTTCATTTTTTATTAATATAGTTGAAAAATCTTCACGCATTTTTCCGCATTATTCAATCAATTGTATCTGTAACAGTTTGCAGTAGTGCAGCTAGAAATTCCCTCAACGAATGACTCGACCACTTCTTCATTGTCCTCTTCTGCATTGGCGTCTTCTATTTCAGGAGCTCCTGGTGCTATTTCCAGCGGTGCGTTCCTCGGACGTCTTATTCTTTTAGATTTTTGTCTCTCACTGTCAGAGGTATTTTCTTTTCTCATTCTCTCTTGTCCTCTCATCTCTTTTTCTCCCTCGCGTGGTGGTACATCAACGTTATCTTGGCTATCATCTGTAACTTCATCTACAGTCTCTTCATTCTCTTCAATCTTTTCACTTTCGGATAATTGTCCACCTTCGTTTTCATCTTCAGCCGCAGCACGTAGCAAAATTTTTTCTAATTTGGCAAATTTATCCTTCAATACATAACATTCAGCAGTGTTTTTATCCCTCATACTAGACATTCTTGAATCTAGATCGTTTTGATAAGTATCAAGTACTTTCCTAAATTTTTGAAGATCCCTGCCTAAATCGAGCTCTTCATCATAATCATCGTCTTGATCTTCCTCCTCCTCAAACTTCTCGACGACAGTTTTCTTAGACTTTGTACAACTTATGAACACCTTACATGCAAGAATAAAAACCAACAGCGCGACAATAGCTGGTAAATAATTAAGTACTTTTGATATCATTCTTGAATTGAATAAACATTTTTTTTCCCATTTTCATGTAAGAATCAATGTCTAAATTGCAGGCTTTTATCATAAGGCACTTAACAGATTCCTTGAAAAGTTATTTAAAACGGCGCCGCGTATGTATGGTAAAGTCAGTACAAATGTCTGCACTCAAAGATCTTATCATAAGCAATTTAACGGAAATATCCAATGATGAAGTACCATTTAAGCGAAAATTTTACAACATTGCAATCAGCAAAATAAAAAATATGGACAATCACGAGTTGGTCAACAGGGAAAAGTTTGATGATATTGATGGTATCGGCAAAAAAATCAACGACAAAATCCTAAAGATAAGAACGACCGGTACAAACTTAGCAATTGTAAACGAAATCATTCTAGAAAGAGAAAGCAAATTTGACATGACCAAGGTATATGGGATCGGTAATAAGCTGAGAGAAAAGATAGAAGCTAAATACGGTAAAGTTAAAGATGTGAGAGAATTGAGGGAACTCAACAATAAACACAAATTTCTAAACAAGAAGCACATGATAGGTCTAAAACACTTCGATGATATTTTGCTTCGAATTCCGCGAGTTGAAATGGTTGGGCATGACGATTTCATAAGAGAAATAATAAATCAGGGAAATATCGACGTAAAATGTGACATAACTGGGAGTTACCGCAGAAAAAATGCTACGAGTGGTGATATAGACATCCTAGTGACTTCAACTGGGGAAAACTACATTCAAAAGTATAGGCAATTTGTGGATGAGCTAATTCGAATAGGTTACATTGAAGATGTCCTTGCGTACGGAGATAATAAATTCATGGGAATTTGTATTTTACCCGGTTGCAAAAACTACAGAAGGCTCGACATTATTGTAACAACCCCCGAGCAATATTATTTTGAGCTGTTATATTTCACAGGAAATGACGAGTTCAATAAACAAATGAGGTCATATGCACTTGAGAAGGGATTCTCATTGAGTCAATACTCATTTACAGACGTAAAAACTAAACAAAAAGTAACAGCGACATTCAAGTCAGAAAGTGATATATTTAACTTTCTTAATCTGACTTATATTGAGCCAGAAAATCGTATATCGGGAGCAATCGTTCCCTTATAAATCAGAATATCTCGTTCTCACGATGTTATCGACATACAATTGCTGCAGACCAGTTACCGGACTTTCAAAGTACACCTTATTTGATACTGTGTCCTTGAGACTAGTTTTGGTTGTCTTGACTAAAGTACTCGTGTTATCTTTATGTGTAAATCTTATGTATATCTTTGGATCATTGGATATTACAAGATATCTCAAATGTTTGGTAATTGTTTTTTTTAAGAGAATGTCTTCATTAAATTCTTTCCTATCATATTTTGCAAAAGATTTTTTCCTACCAAACATTATCACGAAGCCCGTTTTCAATTCCATAATCCAAGTAAAATTAGTATTAAAATTGTGTTCTATTCGTCTAGTGAAAAACACATAGTCATTATTTTTTAATTTATCGTAGAGGTATTGCAAATAGTTGACTGATCGCCAGTCATCGTCATCCCACGTCGTCCAAATGGCATCCTCTGGTATGTATTCAAATGCCATGTTTCTCAAATCTCCCAGTGTAAGGTTTTTCCTGTCCTTTGGCTTCACAATTATCTCAATTACATTGTCGTCACCCACGTCGAGTGGGGAAGAAGACTCATTGATTATTACAAGTTTCTTGTTTGTGTATGATTGTAATTTGAAGTTCTCAACTGCTATTTCAGCAAACTTTTCTCGCGAATCATTTTTACCTGTTATCATAACACAATATATTGGCTCGGTATCAACAAATTCAGACGCTTTCGGCAAACAATAGTGAAGAATGTAGAATGACATGATAAATGAAATTAAAAACATTATTCCGTACATTTTTGTCCTATTCATCGTGTTCATCTAGAATACAAGAAGAAAAATTATTTATTTTTGTCAATGTCCGGTAAATGCAGGAAATCGTTAGTTTTTTTGGCGTTTATTAGTTTTTGGAAGTTGATGATCTAAGCGCGAGACTTCGTAACACGCTTCTTCTTAATCTTGACAGGTTCGGGCTCAGGATCTTCCTCATCATCATCTTCTTCTTCAATGAGCTCTTCATCGCTCGTTTCAACATCATTTGTAACTTCAGCGACAATTTCATCGTCATCTTCATCTTCCAGTTCGTCTTTCTTAGAGGACTGAATCTGATCCTCGACGATATCTTGGAACGCAAATCGGTTGAGCCCAGAGTTGACTTGGATCATAAGCTGAGTAGCCTTCCAGGAGCAACCGAATTTACCTCCGGCGACCCAGATGCCTCCGCAGCTTGCGATTGCGGTGACCTTCGAGCCCTTCATTTTGGGCATCACAGTATCAAGAGAAATTTCATCCTTGGTCTCTTGATCATATGCGACACAACGAAAATGTCCCTTGTTATCTTTGTTAAGTTTGAGTCGGAAGGTAGGTGGCCACTTGTCGATGACTTCACCCGTCTCGCGATCAGTAGGAATGCGAATGGATCGGGTGAACAAAGCCTCGACGACCTCCTTAGACTTCGCCTTGCGAAGCCACAATTGAGAATTCTCCAGAGCAGCTTCTAAGACCTTGGTGTCGATTTCTTCGAGAATTTCATAGTAACGCCGGAGCGAATCACGAGATTCCTTCTCTTTAAAAGATAGCTCAAGTGAGTAGCTTTCGGTTCCATCCTTGTCATCCCTGAAGCAATTCATGCCAAAGGGAGCGTAACATTGTGGAGTTTGAATAACAAACGGACTTTTGTCGTAGTAGAGCGGAATATACTTGCCGCCCTTTTCAGAAATTTTTTTGATTTCTCCGAAGGAGACTCGGTTGATATCGAAGTCTTTGACTGCGATTACTTGGCTGCCCATGTTGTTGTTTTGTAAATTACACATATATACGATACCTTTAAATCAGTTTTTGAACATATTCCACTTTAAGACCTGTGGAGCAAAAACCCATAACCTGTAGACTTTGATTTTTTTTGGAAATTTAAAATGATCGTTAACTTTTAGAACCTGTCCCATCTTTAAATTCGAAGGGTGTTATCTTTCGAGGTGAAAAAAGTCATTTGCTTTTTCATTTTTGAAAAAGTTTTTTGAAAAAAAAATTTTTTTTTTAAAATAGAAATTGTAATTTCAAAAAGTTACATATATATACGAACTTGCTAATTTCTTTTTTAGTTTT